GTGCCCCATTAAAAGCCACAGAGGGTTTTGAGTTGATTCCAGATGCTTGATATGTGGGTTGATTACCTGCCGTTGCCTGAGAGAAATTTCTACCATTTCCACTCTTGTCGTTCCATTGAGAAACGGTAGTGCTATTAAGAGTGATTGTTGATGCATCTGTAGCATCCAACCACAATGATGTTGTGATTAGTGCGGGTGTCCAATCCGTTGGTGTAACAACATCCGTGTTTTCCATACCAAAGATATATAGACTACTCTCAAGCGTAGACTCATCATTACCAGACATAAATAATGTTCCGGTGGATTGACTTGAGTAGTTTTCTCCTGAGATAAAAACATCTACCGCTTTATTGACATAGTCATACCCGCTCATAAATGCGGTGCCTGAAGCCACCTCAAAAGCAGGCGCGTACATGAATGCGGTGGTCGCTGAGCTTATAACGCCGTCTCCGCTGTTACCAATAAACATCGGCATACTCACATTAAATGAAACAACCGAAGCTCCTTTGATAAAGACCGTTGCGCTTTTTGTTTCATAAGGACCCTGAACGCAGCTGGTTGGCATTACATTCCACGCTTCCAGAGTGGTGTTATTATATCTCACCCAGTCTTGGTTAAGTGATGACCACGTTGAGCACTGGTCTAAAGAAGAAATGAATGCGGTGGTTGAACCAGTGATCGGAGCTTCAACTGAGGCGATAAATAGAGGCATGGCTGCAGTACCAGAACCTGCACCTCCTGACATGGCAATAGTTGAAACACCGCTAGATACGCCATATGAACCATAGGCAAAAGCGGTTGAAACTATTCCAAATATACTCATAGATTATTTACCGTCCTGGAGCGCCCATTGAATTTATTGTTATACCTGAAGTCTCCAAAGCTCTTCTTATATATTCCATAACCTGCTCTGTGACTGCTGTCTTGATGGCTTTCATATCTTCTTCTGCGTTGGTTTTAGTTAAATTTAAATTGATTGTTTCTACGCCGCCTATTTGAACCTTTATTGTCTCTGGTATACCTTCTAAAGCCTTAGCTAGAGCGCTGGTACTATCTGATATTAAAGTTGTTTGATTCTGTATAAGACCAATAGAGTCTTTTTGCGCTGATATTTGACTTGTTATTAAACCACCAAGAGTTGCTATGCTAGTCTCGACACCACCGTAAAGCGAGGCAAGATCCATACCAAAACCAGTGTTTTCTTTGACCGCTCGTGAGCCACCAGCTATTGTGATAGCATTAAAGAGTTGCTCGCCTGTAAATCCCGATGTCTCAAATTGATTTTGTCCAGCTCTTTTTGTTGCTTCAAGCAACCTACCTAAATCTCCAGTACCAGACAAACTATTTACTAAACCTTCAACAAATGATTGCAGTCCTTGGTCTTTTACAAGATTTTGTGTGTTGTCAAGATATTGTGGAGTAACCCCTCTAGTTTGAAGCTGTGTCACTACTTCTCTAATTGAGTCTCTCGCTTGTTGAGCCTCAAACTGAGCGGTATAACCCTGCTCTTGACTTCCTCCAAACATTTGCACAAAGCTTTCTTTTATAAACCCTGTGCCTGCTTGTATCTTTGATTGTATATCTTGAACAGTTATAAGTACCTTTTGCTTCATTATGTCAAGACCTGAATTAAATAACTCTGCTAATTTTGGTATTTCGCTTTTTGTTTCATTGAAAGCTCTAACTGTGTCGGCTAAAAGAATTTGACTGTCCTGCTGAGTAATATCAACGGGTGCTGATTTTAATCCACGGTTGGATATAATTGCATTTATGCTATTAGCATATTTAATTAGATTGTCAGTTTGTGCACCACCGAGATATGTGTTTTTTTGAATGTTACCAAGAAGTTGAGCCATATTAGTTTGAACGTTGGCTAAATCTCGACTTAAATTAGACATTCCAGCATCAGTCCTATTACCACCCATTCCCATTATCGTTCTGGCAAAGCTTTCCGCTTGTGCCGTTCTTTCACCAGCCGCACCTGTGGCACTCCTCATGCCAGAGCCTTGTCTTATATCAATAGCTTGAGAATTTCCCTCATAACGAGTTTTAGCGATCTGCACCTCTATATCTGCAATCTGATTTCTCTTTTGAAAGTTTAATTCCGATAGCGCGCTGGCTTGTTTTAACGCATCGTTTTGATCTCTAATAAGAGAATTGACTTTTTCTATTGCAGCAACTCTCATTTGATCAATACCAAGCATCTTTTCACCGACTTTTGTATCGGGTGATTGCATTAGCTTGCCAAGATTCTCAAGATCCATAGCAAAAGGATTGTCTAATATTTGTTTAAAAAGTTCAGGAGCCATCTCCTTCATAAAACCAAAGGTTGCTTCTATCTTAGATCTAATACTGTTAATGTCTTCAACCTGTGTAGAAAAATCAGTTCTACTAGATATGTTGTCTTCTGTTGCCTGTCCTTCTATTCCTTTAAGTTTAATTTTACTAAAGCTTGATATGTTGGCGCTTGAGTCTGGGGATGCTCTAAATGCAGTAACAAAGTCATCTATTAGCTTTATACGGTTATTTAATCTTGGATCATCTAAAGCACCAAAACCAAATTTACTTAAATCTCTAGATGTTGAGGTAGACGGAAGTGAAACGCCTTCGCCAGACGCAAATCTTTGTGAGTCAAATATGTTTTGTAATTGTTCTGCTCCAAGAAATTGACCTGCTCGTAACTCACGTCTTCTGTCGGAACTATCTGTAGACAATTTAATTGAGGATACAATTGCAGCATTCGCCAGATCTAGACTAGCTTTAAAGTCCATCATGGCTTCTTCAAAATTAATCAGAAAACCTGTTGTGTCACCAACGGTGGTTTTTAATGACTGAAAAATCTTATCGAACGCGCCTACGCTGTAATTAATTCCACTTCTTTTAAAGGCAACACCAAGCTCAGTTTTTATAGCCTCATCTCGTGAACTATCAGTCAAACCACCTTTTTGCGCTCTAAAAGCTGCGTTTTTATACAGCCTCCTTAATGTTTCGTTTAATTGTTGTCCTTGACCACCAGACTCTGTCAAGCTAGTAACTATATCTGCAGCCTCAGACTCACTAAGAGACGTACCGCCAGGCGTTGATTGTTTTATAAACTTAGATAATTTAGCTTGTACTTCAGAATTTGTACCCTTTGGATCAATTACTGTATCTAATAATAACTGAAGTCTTTTATCAGTACTGTCTTTATCTATAAAAAACCTTTCAATTTGTGGGCCGAAAGAAGCTTGAAAATTTTCAGGAGCCACGCCGCTTGATATAAACTTCTGCGTTTCTAACGATCTTCTGGAAAAAAGTTGTTGCTGTCGTTGATCCTGTTTGAGTTTCTCAATTTGTTGATTTTGTGAAAACTGTTGATACGCTTCAAGACCGGCTCCTATTACAGTTCCAGCAACAGTGCCTTTAGTTCCAAGACCTATGGCTCTACTCAGCGCAAACCCCTGAAGTCCACCAGAGCCTATTTTTAATGCTGAAGCTGTTCCAGGATTGGAGTCCTGGACTGTAGAAGCTACTTGATCTAGTATAGATGAACCCACAAAAGCAGCTATTCCCTGACCGAGATTTGTACCAAAAAACCCCTTCGTTTTTCCAAAGAATCCAGTAGCGCCACCGGCGGCTCCTGCGGCTCCTGCGGCACCCGCTGCACCGGCAGCTGATGCTGAGCCTCGACCAGACAGACCAGTTATCGAATTATTAAGGATAGACATGCTAGCATTTAGCTTTTCTAAATTTATAGCAAGCTTAGTATTAGAGTTAATAAGATTTAAGTATGTTGATATTGAAGATTTTATTATATTGGCTAAAGCATATATTGCAACGCCAGCGATTGCCGGAGCCGCAACAGTTCCGACTGGTTTAAGAGATAATACCTTGCCTACCCCAGCACCAAAACCGCTGATAGTTTTGATAAACTGTATAGCAAACGGATTATCCAGCAAATTAATTGAAGCATTTTGCAAAGATATTTTTGCTCTATCTAGTGCAGTGCCAACGCTATTTAATTTTATTATTGCGTCACGAAGTACAGATCCTGCTGCTCTACTAGCGGTTTCGTCTAAATTTTCACCTTCTTTATTTAATGCATTAAAAAGAGCTAACACGCGCGATGCGTTTCTTGTATCAACAAACTCACCAATAGCAGCAACTTTAGCTGTCGGTGATTTAAATCCTTCAAAAGCCCTTGCAACAGCGCGCAATCTTTGTTCTGGATCAAGCTCTTGCAGAATCTTTGGGTCGATTTTATTTAAGAATTTTTCAAACTTTGGACGATACAAAGAAGTTGTAATGGTTTTTAATGAAGTACCAATTACAGAGGCTGATTCTCTAGTTTCTTGTCTAAGAGAAGAAGCTATTTTTACAAAACCCTCAAAAGATCCACCAAGTACAGAGAACGCTGAACCTCCACGCTTAATTATTTCAAATATGTCTTTAGACTCTACGGCATACTCTTTGGAGAACTGATTAACCACATCTAGGATTGTACGAGTATCTCCAAGAGTAAGATTAAACTGTCTATACGTGGCAATAAGACCATCAACTATTTGCTCTTGATTACCAAAACTTGGACCAAGCTCGGCTTGAGATATAGCAGTTATAGCTTCTTGTATTTGAGCAACATCAGTGTAGCCAGCCTGAGCGAGTATACTTATACCACTGGCTACTTTGGATGGTTGTAAACCAAGATCTGCGCCTGTTGATTTTACAAAATCAGATAATTGACCAACTCTATTTTTAGCGTCTCCAGTGCGCTCCATAGTTTGAGCGACTTTTACCAACTGAGCTTCGAGATTGAAAAACTCTTGCGTTGATTGTTTAACAAAACTTATCACGCCAAAAACTGCCGACGCGCCAACAACGTATCCAACAATTCTTTGCGTGGCCAGAGTAACTTGAGCGCCGAGACGCTCAAAAGAATTTCCAAACTTTGAGATAAACTGCAGCGGACTTACTGTTCCTTTTTCAACACCCCGAAGCATGTCTTTAAACTCTGACATTGCCTCTTTTGCTTCTTGGGTTTTTTTCTTTGTTGAGCCAAGAGTAGCATCAAGTTTACCGCCAGAAAGTGTTGAGACATTAACTGGTCCTGATCCAGTATCTGAAAGACCAGAAACCTCTAAAGCTCTTTGTGCCAACTGTCTCTTGGTAAGAGGTGTATAAGTGCCACCTGACTTAGCAGCTATAGCGTTTATTTTAGATAAAGTATCGTAGATATCTTGAACGTTTTTCTTTATCTGAGCGCGCTTTTTTTCTTCTTGATCAAGAGTTTTTTGTCTTGCAGTCTCAAGATTATTTAATTCTTTAAGGGCTTGTTTTTCCGCTTTTATTGACGCGTCTGCCTCGGCTCTTAATGTTGCTCCAGCTTGCATTGTTTGCAATCGACTAACATTGCTGGATGATAAAACTCCCGCAACCTCAGGAGTAGAGCGAACAGCGGATTCTATTTCAACTCTGCTTCTAGGGGAGAATGATACGCCTCTGGCTGCAGATAGTTTTGCTCGCGCTGACTCTGCCGCAACTTCTTTCTCTATTGTTTTTTGTATCTGCTGTTCAATAGCAAACAATCTTTCAGCGTTAGCTATGCGTATTTTTTCTTCTTTAGAGACTTGCTGAACTGCTCTGGCTTGATCAAATACAGCGCTGGTAACTTCTTGTGTTTTCTTTCGTGCTAAGTTGATTAGGTTGTTAACGCCAGTTAAGTCTTTTGCAGAAGACGGCTTAAACATCGATAAAGCTTCATCTCTAATATCGGTTCTGCTTTTCGCCGTATATCCTGGTGTAAGTTTTTCTTTCTGTTCTTCTTGTGACGACCGCGCCTTAATAAATTGACCTATAGTAGTACCAAGAACATTCTGTCTAGATTGAAGATTTGATTTTAATCTTTGGGTTTTATTCAGCAGACCCTCAAGAGCTGATTCATCAAAATTAATTTTAATCTTTGCTTCACCTTCTCTTTTAAGAACGCGAAGGGACTGCTGAAGCTTTAGTAGTTCTATCTTTATATTATCCGCACCCTTAAAGGAGGCTGGATTAATATTAATTAATTTAAGAGCTTCTGCTGCGGAAATAGAGGCTGCTCTAACTGACTCAACGCTCTTGACTAAATCAGTAATGTTTTTTGGGGTGCCAGAACCACCAGCAATAGCAGACTTGCCAAATATACTAGAGGCTTCTTTTTGAATCTTTTTTATCTGATCAATAACAAGCTTGGCGTCGGTCTGTTTAAAACCCACGTCAACATTTATCTCAGCATTAGTTGATAAAGCAGATTTAAGTGCACTAGAAGCGCTTTTGACGGCGGCTTGGTTAATCCTGACAGTGCTGACAATAGCACCAAATCTTAAAAAGAAGTCCTCTGCCACAGTATGTCCTCTATATGTTATACACTAAAGGATATTTATCGAACTGAGGTCTTTTTCTTTGCTTTTGGTTTTTTTGCTTTAACTTCTTCCGCCATAAATGACTCTACAGGCTGCTCTCCGTGTTTTTCAAGCCAAGCGTTTTCAGGTCTCATTTTTTCGATTTGACGAAGTATTTCTTGCGTTCCTTCGTATATAAAGGCCATTATTTCAGTTGCTGCCTTGTTTGCTAAGTCTGATTCATCTTCTTCAAACTCTTTAAATGAAGACCAGACCTTACTACCGTCTTCCTCAGAGCAACAAGCAAATGAGTAATAGTTAAATCGTTTATTTTCTGCAGCCAAGTTTGCAGACTGTGAGTTAAGTTCATATCGCGCACTATCAACTTCATCTAATATTTTTCTTAGATCTTTAATCTTATCAACAATCTTAAGTCCTTCTTCTTTGGACTTCTCCGCGTCAAGTTTCATTAAAAGTTTATCGATCTGCTTAGATGTTTCTGTTCTACTTTCTTCTTGGGCGTATCTATCAAGACCTCTTTCCTTCAAGATTTTTTCAATCTCAGCCTCAAGGAATAAACCACCAGCAATAGCTTCTCTATACGCTTTAGCATAGACGGCATCGCTTTCTCGTCTTATTTTATTAGACGGCTTTACTATTTTATAATTCGAACCTTCAAACTCAAATATTTTTACGTTTTCCATTTTATTGTCCTGCATGTATTTTAGTTTCTTTTATTGTTATTTTAAATGAACTGATTTCATTAAGCATTTTCTTTTTTTCAGAATTTCCTTGGTTAAATATACAATCTCTTAAATCAAGAAATTTATTAAACCATTTTTTTTGTTCTGATGTCATCTTCTCTTCATCGACATTTTCGTTTTCACCCCATAAAACACCAAAAAACTCTTCTATTTTTGAAACAGCTCCAACAAAAACAGTGTCTATGTGTGACGATGTTGCTTTTTTTAATATTTCCTCGCAGCGAACTTCATTAAGTTCTTTAATTCTTTCGCTTTGAATTAATTTTATTTTTTCTCTAGCTTCCCGATAATTCATTTAATCTAATTCCTGTTTTGCTGCATTTGAATATCAAGCTTAACATCAGGTAGTTGATAGTCACTCATAACACCAGCTTCTAGCAGCGTCTTATTCCTACTTTGAATATCCTGTAATGACGCAGGGGTATTCATTTTAGAATACACTTTTTGGGCATCATTTATTGTTTCTGCCATCACAAATACCTCTTTTGCTCCTGCTATTTTTGGGTTTTTACTTACAGGTCCAGAACCAGCTGATTTATTGGCTTTATTATATTGATTCTCAAACCAAAGATCTAGATCGTCATCGTTATCAATAGTTTCCCATTCAGGTCTTTCATGACTGTCAAAGACATTATCATATATATTTGACCAATAGCAAAGCTCTCTTTGTGACTTACACATATTGGATATAGTGCAATCAAATAGATTCCCTCCACCCTTAGAATATGTTTTCCACAATGACCGCCAGGGTTCAGAGCGTGCTATTTTACGAATATCTTTTTCGGAATAAAACTGGCTAGAAACCTCTGATATTAAATGATTTATCAAAGCGTGGTCGGTTTCGTTATCAAAATCACTCTCTGTTTTCCAATACTTTTCACCGTTTAAAAATATCGTGTGAGGTAAAAGATAACTATATTCTAGCTTTAATTTATTGTATGAGATAGTTTGATAGACAAAAGTGTTTTTCTTGTTTTCAAGATCCAGTATAAGCTTTTGCAGTTCACGCTTTTTATTTGTTAAATAGTTTTTTTCTATAGACCTAAACTCACATTCAATAATAGAATAATTTAATTTTGGTATTGTATCTTTTGCTAATTGCAATTCTTTTTCTAGCTCGTCTGACCATATATTCTTTTTATACAGAATATCCTTTTCGTCTTCCTCTGTAAAAAAACCTTCTTTTTTAAGCTCTTGTTCTAGGTTTCCATGCTTGCATAAGGCACGATTAATTGTAACCAGCCCAGGCTGTTTATATACGTAATTTTTATTATTATACGATATCGGAAATTCTCCAGATATAATGCTTGATATTTTATCTGATGAAACATTCATACAGTATTATAGAAAAAACCCGACCTTTCGGCCGGGTCTTTATTTTTGTTGTAAAACTTATATTACGTTGGCGTTCCAGAGAATGTACCAGCGACGCCTACCGTCGCGCCTCCGGTTGAAAGGAGTTGGACTTTAGGGCTTGGGCTTGTGGTGCTTAGATCTTTTTGATCGCGGATGTAAAGGAAGTTATAGTTAACGTAGTTATAAGTAGTGGTTCTATTTCCCTTGCCAGTGTCTCCACCGGTATTGGATATAGAGGTAAGTTTATTCTTAAGGCCTAAATCAAACACGGTGTTATCATCCAACCCTATGATAATTGGCTCATTACTAACGTTTGCTTGTGAGTCTAAAGCCGCAACTTTGTCTCCGCCTCTGTCTATAATTTCAATTGCAGTGGTAACTTCAACTGGAAAGTCAATGTATCGGCAGTAAGGAGCGCGCTTGCCAAGTTGAAATATTTCAGGTCTACCAAAGTCTGTTGAAATTTGAATAGACTGAATTCTTGGGAGATAACCACCGTCTTCACCGGTTGCGCTTTGCCCAGACGCAGGTAAACTTGCAGTTGCTCCAATTGGTCTTACTCCGGCAACGCTTCTTGGTAAAATAGAGCCGGTTGGGTTAAAGTTGTATCTTCTGCGAACACCAGTTGAGTCAATATTAGCACCGAAAGATGTTGGGTAGTAACCGGTTGCTGGTCCTTGACCGCCAACACCAGTGCCGTAAACCCAGATCTTGTTATTACCAACAAACGTTGTGCTGGCGGTCATTTGGCCTTCAACCGGTAGATTAATACTTATTGAGCTAACATACATTCCACTCATTACGCATGTGCCACTTGGTGCAGCGGCAAAACCAGTACCAGTACCAACAATCTCAGTCGTATCAGAATAAAAACCTACAGCAATATTGCAGGTTTCATTTGAAAATCTACCCACAAGACTACCAGTGGTAGCTCCTTGAGTAGCCAAGATTGGCAGAAGGGTTGCTCCACACAGAACTTGCTCCATGGTGCATTCGATCTGAGGCTGGTTCTCAGGAAGGTCGAAAATATCAAGTTGACCAAGTTGAAATACTTGATCTAAATTGAATGTTGTATTTATACCAACGTTTTGTAGTCCGCTCACCGCAATCCAACCAGTTGAAGTACTAGTACTATTTTTTGCAATACCAGCGCCGTATGAAGCGTAATAAAGTCTTTTATTGTCAGCCATTTAAAGTTATTCTCCTTTTAAATATACACAACTATAATACTATCTCAAAATCTATTGTTACTGTTGATTTATACAGCGGAAGAGCTGTATAACCTTCTATTTCAATAGGGTTATTATCAAAACGACCCGTTTTCCATGGGTATAAGGCGTATAAAGCATCTGAGTTTGTGGTGTTCTCAAGCTCACCTTTATAGTTTAATGGCATCTGTTTATTTTGAACAACTTGATTGACATCAAACATCTTTATTCCTTGGCTAGCCAGCGACAAAGCGGAGTCCACCAGAGTGTCATGCAAAGCCGGATCTTCAGCAATAACATCCAATAACACCGTGTAGTGTTGCAGATTTGTAATATCACCAAGCTGAAACGGCTCGGCATTAGACTGCATAACATCCACAAATACGGCTGGCAGGAACGATCTTAACTCTGTTGGAAGAGCGTCATTGCCAGAACCAGGAACATAGTTTTCAAATCTTTTTAAGTGCTCAACAAAAATAGTTTTATAATTGGCGGACTTTGTCGGATATATAAATACCGCTCTTTCTGATCTATTGCAGTATATTTGTGTGGCGGCATTTAATTCATTATTAAACACAACGCCTCCTCTGGCGTAATCTACATAGAAAGAATATTGGCCGGTGGTTCCGGTGGGGTAAAATTGACCGTTTATATGAATGCCGCTAACTAATATTCGGTCAGTTCCTCCAGTGTATTCTGGTGATACGGTTTCCCAAACCCAGTCTGGGCTTACGCCCTGCCAAAACTTGTACCCGGTGGAAGTACTGGATATTTCTGATCTGAAAGCTGGTTTTAAAATAGCCATATCCGTTACGCCGTTATAGGAATAGGTTCCGGATGAAATGTTATAATAACCGCCTATGTTTGTAAACGCTTCCCGAAGACGCCAAATCATATTTTCGCGTATCTGTGATCTCGCGCTGTATTGTCCTAAATATTTTATTTCTCTAAATGCCATTGTATTACTTATTTTATTTTTATACCTTCTTTTGCTGCTAGCGCTTTTATTAAAGCCAAAGTTTTCAAGTCACCGCTGGCTTTAAGGTTTCTTACTAAATCATAGAATTGTTTAGATGCTCGTTCTTGTCTAAGTTGTGTTCCTTCGTCAACGGTTTTTGCTGCTATCAGTTCAATTGCAGCGCCACCGCTAGCCCGGGTTACATTTCTTGATATACCTTGTTTTTCCACTTGCTCAATAAGCGCTATTCTAAAATAATCCTTCGCGTCTTTTGCGCTTTTAATGAGAAATTCTTTATCTATATTTATGTCGTTTTTTCTATTAACCCAATTTCTAACTGAAAAGCTTCCACCAAACAGCATGGTGTGCGTTCCGCTTCTTGATCTACTTTTTATTGAGCTTTCAAGCTGTTGCTTTATAAACTCAGGTGGCAAATTTTGTTTTTCACCAAGTTTTGTAGAAACGTTTTTATTTCCACCTAAACCAGGCCAAACACTATATCCTTGTATTTTACCGGTACTGGGTCTTAAAAGCCACTCAAACCAAGTGATCTTTTGTTTCATTGGGTTTTGAACGCGCTTAGATGAAAAAGGGCTAGCGAAACTTCTTTTAGAGATGTAATATATGTTTTTGGCAACATCCGTCATTGCGTTTTCATTCACAAATCTAATTTCGTATGAACTGTTAGCTGCTGAAACTAGCTGTACTTTAAAAAAAGCTTTTGATTTTCTAAAAATGGTGGCTTTTATATCTAAACCCTGTCGTAAACCTAAAGCTCCTCGAAGTTGGTTGTCTTTAAGAACCTGACTTATATTGGGATCCTTCATAACAAAATTAGTAAATTGGTCAGCCAACCAAGCCGCTGTTTTTCTTGCTGCTGCTGGAAAAGCACGTTTAATTATTTTGTCTGGATCAGATGATCTTTTAAGCTTACGCGCAGCTTGTTCGTAGAGTAAGTTATATTCTGTCACATCAAGAATTAGTAATGATGACGGAATATTTACGTTAGTCATGCCTCAACCCAATAACTTTTTATTTGTGAAAAACCACCAAGTCCGTAAGGAACGGGAGGCATCATTAGATTTGTTCTTACTTCTTTTTCCGCAAATCCATAGTTCAAAATGGCATCAGAACATCTCATTAAATCAGGCAGATATTCTTTATCGCAAATCATCTTGTAAATATTTTTTGACTGTCCGGCGTTTGTGCTTATATCACTAAACTCTTTATTAGCGCCGTACACTCGGGCTGGTATTGTTTTTGAGTTTTCACTTTGTATTAAACCAACACCTGTGGGTATATTAGAATACTCGTATCCGGGGCGTAATTGCAGTGATGACTTACCGCCATAGCTTGGCATAAAAGCTTGTTTTTTTCCAATACTATCACTGGTAATAAAGCCGGTTGCAATAATAGAGTTTTGAAATGACAGCCGACAAGCCACACCAAGTTCTGAAGTACTACTAAGACCTTGTGCTATTGTGCGCCACTCAGATATTATATCACTACTGATATACGTCATACTTATCTCCTACTTATTGTTGGCCAATAGAAATCCACACTTGTTTGACCAATATTTGCACTTTCGTATGGTCCAAAAACAGCCTTGAGTGCAGCCCTGTTTCCGCGTTCCCAGGCCCATTTTGCAGTCTCGTAATTTTCAAGATACATCTTATGAGCATCCATTCTGCCTTTAAGCGCCCCGGTGCCGTCATAAGAAGTAACGTCGTCTTTGATCTTTATGCCAAACTTGGAAACGTCTTTACGCATTTCTGAAATAGCAATTATCGCACCGGCTTTAAAAACAAATAAACTGGCTATGCCATGATCTATGTCAGCGCTTATGATTGGATCTGGAGTAATGGTGTTATTCAGTGTGTCAATCGTAAAATTTACTTTTATTAAACGAACCTCTGAAATAACAACTGAGGCTCCTAGCGTTAAATAACTTTGTAGGGTTGAGTCTGAGTATGTCTGCGGAGACGCAACATCGCCTATGTAATAGCGCAGTCTGCTAGGTAATACATCAGTCCAAGAAGTAACTGTAGGCATTTTATACCCCGTGATCTTTAAGTGCTGTCTGTATATAAACTACTTGCGCCCCAATATCTCCAGCTGGTGATTTTGCCCATACGTTTCTAACTGTAGCCACGCCAAGACCACCAAACTGAATACTGTCACCAGAACCAAGAGGGAAGCCTGTTTCCGCACTCCACGAACCAGAAACTGGAATGTTATAGCCGACTCTTATGGCTGTTGGACCGGGATTATAAATAATAGCATTTTCCACCGGCTCACCGTGTGTGCCGCTTTCAGAAGCGTATAAGTATAATCCAGCACTGCCTATTGCACTAACTCCAGTGGCGTACGGCTTCCACGTTTTATCAAATGAAAATTGATGAGACACTGCGGTTTCACCATTCAGCCCGATCACGCCGTACTGTTGATTCACGTAAACTAAACTGTTAACTCGACTGACAGCCCTATCTACTACTCCGGTTGAACCACCAATTTTTGTAGCTATTAGACCCATTTTATGTTCCTCTATAAAAATACACTAATAAAAATCCCGCCCCCAATAAACTGGAGGCGGGACTTATTTAATTAACTTAGAATCAGAATGAACCAGCAAGGATGTAACGAACGTCTAAGCAAGCCCATCCACCTTCCATCGAACCGTAGAATCCAACAAGACCGTGTCTGTGAAGATTGTCATCTTCAGTCACTTCAATCTTCTGTGAGACAGGGTGAATGAAAGACTTGTCTGGCTGAGTCAGATCTAAACCGATTGCCAACTCTTCATCAGAAGAAGCAAGCGATCCACTTAACACACTGGTGTAGTAAAGCTGGTACTCTTGACCAACGCCCAGCTCGTCAACATCATGGAAGTTTACACCATACATGCCGCGAACAGCACCTTCATCACTTCTCTGGATAGAGGAACGGATGTCGTCAGACACTAAGTTGAGACCCCATGCGCTCATGTCCTCGAATGCCTCTGGAGACAAGTACAAGTCAGTAAGCTTACGACGATTCGTGCTGGTGGAGTTACCGCCACCGTTACGTCGAACAACAGTCTTCATGAGACTAACAAGCTTTGGCGTAAACGAACCGGCTGGTGCATCGGCATCAAATGCTGCGATACCACGACCGTATGCTGCGGCAAGCAGAGTCTGCCAGCCGTCATCGTTGTTCTTCTTCACGAAGGACATGTTGAGCACTTCAATCATTCGGCGAAGAACATCAAATCTTGCGTTCTTCAAGAACTTGCGAGTGCAGTCAATTGAGCTACCAATCATATAGGTATTCAACTGAATGTAATCAGACTCAACTCTACGCATCGGAATCTTGCCGTGATCTGGGATAACGTAAGCAACGTGATCCTTCTCGGTTCCAGGAGCAAGCAGATCCAGAGGAATTCTAAGATCATTCGTGTAGCTGAAGTCTTCTGTTACAAAGATGTCAGACACAATGTCTCCCTTCAGAATGCCTTCTCGGATTGGTCCTTCAACAGCCTGAGTGTGATTGAACTCATTCAAGGCTGAAGCAATACCCTTAGCAATTTGAGCCTGTGCTCTCATTGAGGTGTTTTTATCATTGCTGCCAGCGTCGGACAAAAGGCGCTTTGCTGCGTCAGTTAACTCACTTGTTTCTACACTATCTTTAATTTCATTTGACATGTTTTATATTCTTTCTTTTAAATCAAAATTATAAGTCTATATAGACCTTCGCGTAACCGTCTTCGTCAGCCGCACTCAGGAACTTACCAATAACGTGTGAGCCAGACGGGCTGTTAATGTGAGCATTAAAATCTTTACCGGTGCCGTTGGCTGTAGTTGAGTTACCAAGACCCAATGATCCGCTGGCAACAGAGCTGATAAAGCCGCTTGGGCCTGTATAAGCTGGAGCGCCAGGAGTAATAGCAACACTATTTGGTCCAATTGTGGTTACGATTCTATTAGTTAAGACATAACCCTTCTTGAGCACGGTGATCTTGTCACCAACCTGCACTTCGCTCTTGTACGGATTAAGAATCTGTCTGGTTAAGTCTACGTTAACAACGTCGTTCAGCAGAAGGCCGAGCGGACGAAGTCCGGTTGCGTTTAAGCTGTACCAAACTTGGTTAACTGCTTGATCCATGCCAGCACCAGAGGCGGCGGTGGATCCAGTTGCGGAAACCCAGCCTCCTCTTTCACTGCCATAACCAATGCCGGTTGCCCAGAAATAAGAGATGTCTACGTCGAGTTCGTTTCTATCAGGTTTTAATGCCATGTTTTTTATCCTTAATTTTTAATACACAAGTTTTAAATTTTACTAAATTATCTGCGTCTCATTGCGTGATCAATGAGTGTTTTCGCAGCGTCTTCTTTTTTACCAGGTGTTGACTCCAACACGAAAACTGGTGATACTTGTTTTTGTTTGCTAGCTTCTTTGATTGCTGCGGTTGCTTTAAGAATTATTTCTTGATCGGTGATCGTTTTTTCGATCTTCTTGCTTACTTTAGCAACTGCCTTCTTTAGCTCCGCGAAAGAAGCTTCTGACATACTCTTGAGTTCTGCCAGATCTTCTTCGTTGTAACTATCTCCAACAATTTCTTTCATGGTAGCGAGTCTGTCTTGCGCAGTTTGGTTATCGTAAGCCTCATTGATAATTGCTTCTGCTTCATCTTTAAACTCTTGCAGTTCTTTAAGCTTTACTAAAGAAGCATTGGTTTTTTCAATGTGCTTTGCGGCTAAATTAATTGCCTGCTCTGCGTAGGTAATCTGCTCTTTTAATTGTATATTTTCTGTTAGTGCTTGTTCTAAACCGGTAAGATTTTTTGTGTCTGACATGTTTTCCTCTTTCTTAACATACACCTTATTTAATTTTTTATCAAAGTCTAAAGCGTTTGAGTTTCCACGTGTCGCTTTGTTATTAGTTATCATTGTTTTATCGGCAGCTGGCGGCAGTCCTTCTGCTGGCGGTTCGCCTTGCGGATTAAAAGTAGTCACCTCGCTACCATCACCTTCTGGTTTATCTATATAAAAACTATTATCGGTTTCAGTACTAATACCAAGTTCATTCATGGCAAATCGCAGCTCTCGCTCGTCAGAACACGGTCTAAATTGTGGAATTTGATTTTGTTTTTCAAGATCTGAAGGATCTGCTATAAGAGCAGAATATAACAGCGGTTTGTCTCCATGCCTGTTTTCTTGAAAGAGATGGTATCCAGTACAGCCCAGTTTTATTTTTCCAACAGTTTCTGCTTCTTTTGCAGTAAAGAACAAAAAGCCGTCTTTTGGTGGCTGGTAAGTGGTCGGCATTTGTTGTCTGTATCGTAGACCTTCAGGAGTGTCTGTTCTAGAAATGTTTGAAACATCATCGCTCATACCCTCCGGCATCTCATTTGTATTAAGTATTGTGCCAGGTTCCTGCAGGGTTGGAACTGGATTAACAGCGTCTGCAAAAATTATACTATTGATTTTGTTTTTAGTTTTATTGGCTGGTTCGTACACCACTCCCTGACCAGAGAAAGTGATTTTCTTTAACCATCTGCCGATTTGGTATTTTTCACCATTATATTTGGTGTATCCGCTGCCTTGAAAAGCGGTCAAATCCTTGCTCATTTTTGATGTGGCGCTTGTTCTGTCCAGGAAAATAATGTTAGAATCTTCGTTTTTTCTTAAAGCGTAACCGAAGTCATCAAAAAAGCATTCCATGGAAACAAACAGAGAGCCGTCTTTAATGCCTTTATCGATTTTAGAAGCATAGGTTGGAAAATACCCCGACCAAATAATGCCATCTTGTTTTACGTGTATTTTTCCACTGCAGGTTTTTAAATCAGAGCATTGAATATCCTCTGCTCCTTTTATAATATTAATCTCTGGAATATCTCCATAAACTAAAGTAGCGTCAAGCATAACACCGATGTTTTCATTTTCGCTGTCTTCGGAGCCTTTATGCATCCAGTTAATTGGTTTGAATTGCGCAGTTTCATACCTGGCAAGAATTTCTTCAGAGGTAAAAACATCATTGTTTGCATTCCAAATGTCTGTCACAAGAATTGACGAAATCGCAGTAACGTCATCTGTCGGCTTATATCCATTTGGGGCAATTGAAGCAATTGCACAAGCGTTTCCAGCGCAAATATTGTTTAATTTTTTAACATCGGTACTTTTGTCTATAACAATCTGTGATTGGTATGATATCTTGTTATTAGAAACAAGCTCAGATATCACTTTTTCGTTTTCAAAAATTTCCATAATTTATTATACACATCCTCTTTAATCGTTAAAAGGCTTATTTAATATCTAGTTTTAATCTTTTAAGTATTAAAAAAAACAAAGTAAACTACAATATCATATGCACGCTAATATTCCTATCACTCAAGTGCTAGTAAAAAATAAATTTTTATATGATCTAGATAACGTGGAAGGCTTTACTGAGGCTTACCTATTTGGGGTGAAGTCTGAGCATCAAAGAGCTTTGTGCTTTCATGGCATGTTAAAAACTGGCGCTCACTGGCGTGGTTTACCGTTACACGCTTTGTGGTGGAAAGAACCCGAAACGGATCATGAATACTCTCTTGAGCATCTACAGCTATGGGATTGTTTTACTGAAAAAATTCAGGTTATTCAATGGGATTACTTGGCTAGTCATGAGTGTGAGTGTTTTTTAAGAACAAAGGACGGGGTGTCGGGCACCTACTTATTTACTATTGAGTGGCTTAAAGATTCAAATCCAGACACTTCTTTTACTGGAATACCAGAGCAAAATAAATGTGCTCATGTAATTGCCTTATCTAATGGGCAGATTGCAGCATTGCCGACAAATAGAATCTTATTCAAAGACGCGTTTTTTGTTGGAAATAAACCAACCGCGGCAGAATGTGGTTATAAAGTTGGAACAACGGTGTGGACAGCAGAAACCTGTGAAAGATGGTCTGTTTCTGAGGACAATAGTGTATATTATAAAGATGAGCAAGAAAAAAGTAGCAATTAAAAACAAAAACCGTAAACAAGGTGAAAATTTGTTTTATTATTTTGTTGGCTTTATGGCAGGAAACGGAGACGTAATTCCTCTTCTGCTTACAAAGAAAGAGGTAGAAGTAGCAAAGAAAAGAGCGTTAAAAAATAAAGAAGACGTGCCTTCTCACTTTTTAATTTTTCAAAACGCCGCCGGTAATATAAAACCCGTTTAATCTTTTTCTTCTTTAGGTGTTTCAACCGGCTCATCGCACTCTACCGGTTTGTGAATAAACTCTCTCCAGGCCCACATAAGAGCTATGAAAAATATTGGAGCATACCAGAAAAGCCAGCCATAAGACGGTTGTATTGTTCCGCTTTGTGCAATTTGATCTTTAAGAGTCATCATGATAACATTATCGCCGGTTTTATCTGGAATAATTACAGGCATGGTATCGCAACCAGCTAAGGCAAATGCTAAAATTGAAAGAAGTATTTTATTCATATGTAAGCTCACGATTTGTTAGATGCTGCAGCAGAACCAAAATAGAAACCTACTATACTAAGTAAAATTTCTCTATTTTCAGCAGTCCAAAAAAAACCATTTATTTCTACAAAAGCTTTTCTTGCTGTCGCTGGAACTAAGCCAAAAATAGCTTCTGGGTTTTGAACATCAATTTCCACAAAAGTAGGAATTCCAAAAAATGGAAGAATAAATGGTGCAGCAAAAGCGCCAAATAAAACCACAAGAACTATTACCTGTCGAACAAATCTGCCAGCATCAAGAGGAACTCTTTGAACTGCCTTGTCTTGATTCTCTGTAGTTTGTTTGTTAGCATTTATAAGTCGCTCAAAAATATCTTTATCGTTTTGTCTTTTTTCAGCCAAGTAGCGAAACACAAAACCCGTTACACTTCCGCCGATCATTGACAGTAATTCCATTGGCATGTTTTCTTCCTTTAATTAATGCTTATAGACCTTAAACTTCATCAGTAACATCATTATTTACATCTGCTCTGGTTTTCTTTTTTGGGCTTCTAGTAACAGTATCTTTAGATCCAGCAGGTCTTCCTGGTTTTCCTGGAGGAACCTGTGGTCCAGCGGTTTCGCTTACAAGACCCTGCATTTCTTTGTTCTTTTTAAAGTTTGACTCAGATATTTTTGGTTGTATAAACGGACCAAGCTTTTCTGGCATTTCTTTATTTTTACGAGCTTCTTCTTCTGATTTGATGCGACTCTTTTCTATATCCCACATCTCACCAATCTTAGTTACAGCAGTTTCATTAGAAACCACACCTCGATCAACTAACTCAACTAAAAGTTTAAAATAGCTAGGCTGATCAAACAAGTTGTCGTTATTAAATCTTACCTTGGGTCTATCCTGAAAACCCATAACATCACAAACTTCATCAATCTCATTAGTAATCCAATCATTCATGGCTCGACGAACGCAATCGATTCTCTTCATTAGGTTTCTTAAACCAACGAAAGAGTCGCCGCCAGTGCTACCCGTTCCACCAATAAGAGTTTGATGAACACCAAGACCTAAAAGCATGGACTCATAATTTTCTTTAAAGTTTTCAAGCTTTTCAATTGGCGGAAAGAACTGTTCGTAAGTTAACATGGAATCCCAGATAATATCGAGATTGCCACCAGTATGGTTTTCAAGAATCTTTGCCAGCTTTACAATTGAACCAGAATCTGGTAAAATCTCTTCTTTGTGATCACCAAGCTTCCAAATTCTAATAGAGTTGTACCAACTGTCAAGAGCGCTTATTTTTGCAAGCCGAAGCTTCTCGTTATATATAACGTCGTGTAAAATACTAAAAATAAAGCTTTTTGCCCAAACTTCGCTGTCTTTTTTCTTGTAATGAGCAACCCACACCTCATCCTGCGGAATAGGTATAAGAGTTTCAGCCAAAATACCCTTAGACGTTATTATTTCTTTTATTTCAGCAGGAAGCTTATCTACTATTTCACTGTCTTTAGCGTATGCATCTTTTAAAGTTTGCATTTGAGCGTTACTAACTTTAACGCCCCACTTCTTATAGTCTGCAAAAATAGCAAGAGGTCCGCCAATTAATCGAATTGTTTGTGGGTCATAGAATATATAACCGATTGGAATCGACACATTTTTAGTTGCTGCCGATCCACGTTTCATTCTTCTTGCGGTTGGTATATCTATTTTACCAATTTTTTTACGTACAACGACATTTCCCTCAACCACAAAATAATTAGCAAACCTCTCAGCCCTTTCTCTTAAGTTTACATTTTGAGACCAGCTTTTGAAAAAGTTTGTAATGCCTTCATTTTCACTAACTATCTCTAGACCTTCTACCGCTGTTTCAGTTATTAAATCTACCACAGATCTGATAACCCCAACGCTCTGATATGCATCTCTGCACGAGGTCATGATGTCATCGTCTTTTTCAGGTATTCTCTCGCCTGGTCTAAATCTTTCGTAGGTATTTCTAGTAAAAGGCGGTCTTACAGAAATACCTTCTTCAAGATTTGAATAAAAACCAGCAACGGCCATATCTTGGCTAGCCATAGCTTTTCCAAGCTTTTCTAAGCCTTCTTGTTTTTCTTTATTGCCGCTGATGTAAAAATTTGGATCTTCAGACATGATAATACCATTATAGCCCAATTTAACATACACTAATAGGCTATGTTTCCATGTTCGCCCTTATCAATCGATATTCTTGTTCCAATGTCACCGCCTCGCATTTTTCTCATGCCAGGACCTTGGTACATCGCGTCTGAACCAGAAGTGTTATTACTTACAATATACTTTGAGGAGTATCCACCAAAGGTTTTAATTTTATCAAGATGTCCGTTGTTGTCAATGTTTCTAGCCGCGTCATTAGCTAAGAGTAAACTTGTGAAATGGTCTTTTCTGAGTCTAGACTTAAGCCCTTCTGTCATAACCCCTTTAACTTTTGGAAGATCCCATCTTTTTTGTCCTTTGGCTGTTGTTGTTTCGTGAACAAGGGTGGTTTGGTATTTGCACTCTTCAACTTCGCCTAATATATTTTCAGACGAGTACTCACCTAAAGACTCTATTCCAAGGATACGTTCTTGTTCTATACCAAGCGCATCGTATTCTGGGAAAAGAATTTTCATGGTTGTTATATCTTTTAATAGATTAAAGTGCGAGGTTTCGTACCATTCTCTGGAAGAAAACTCAATTACTTTTATTGCATGAAGTCCGGCTTTTCTGGCGCACTCTTCATCATCCATATCATATATGCAATACTCGCCCTCTTTTAGTTTTGTATAATCTTTCAAACCTTCTAAGATAGAGCGACCGCCACCACCGGAGTCAAGATGCATTCTTTCTATATTAAACCTACTAAAAAGATCATGTATCTTTCTTATCACGAAAGTGTTATAATCAGATATGTCAGTGTACTTTGTTCCTTTTTTCTTATCTGCTTCAAATCTTTTTCTATTGGTGCTCCAGCAAAAAACCATCTCTCTATGAGTAGGATGAACCTTTAGTATTGTTATAGCCAGATTATCGCGCTCAGACGCCGGGTCTATGCCCATTACATATTTAGCTGTTTTATCACCAAAGGCTTCAACTGTAAACGAAATGTTTCCTTCTGGTGTTTTTATGGGGCTGGTGGCTGCAAATATTGCTGAGGCTGGATAAAAACCCTCGGAATCTTTTGCAAAGACGCATCCGTATTCCATTTTAAATATAACAGAATCCATGGTTACGCGACCTTGATTTAAAATAGCCTCATCCATTATACCGGGAGGTAGCTGGTCGTAGGGAAGTCTTATTATGGCATAGTCGTCTGGATTGATACCAAAGTGTGACTCTGAACTAATGATGTTTACATAGTCTTGATAGTATTTGTAGAAATGGTTAAACTGATATGATGCAGTACCAGCCAAGATAATTTTATTACCCTTCGACTCAAGAAGCTTTGATGTTTCTTTGCCTACAGAGGTTCCTACCATGGCTCGTTTAATATATTCATTTTTTACTTTTTCGAAAGTATTATGACTTTGGACGGCAGCAAAACCTCTGATGACAACCTCAAATATGTCTGGGTTGATAGAAGCAAACTCATCAACAATAATAACGTTGGCTCTTAGACCTCTGATTTTTTCTCCGGTACCAATCGGGATGCCTATGATCTTACTGTCGCCAAGATCCCAATTAAAGCCAAGAACGCTTCGGCGAGGACCATTATTAGCACCGCATATATCTTGAAGAATCGGCGCGTTTTTCCAAATGCTTTCCATTGCCTCAAACACTAAACCAGACTGTCTTAATCCTGCTCCGGCTACAACTATTTTAGTGCCTTGATTAAACATTGCTTCAAAAATAGCGTACAGTGCCAGCATGGTTGTTTTCGCACCACCTCTAGTTGCCAAAAGCATGGGAAGTCTTTTTTGGGCCAAGATGTTTAGTGTTGACATCTGATATGGAAAAAGATTCATATTAAGAAATGTCTTTGCTGTAAAACCAATGTACTCTGGATTTCTTGCTATAGCAATTAACATCTCCGCCGTCATGCTTTTCGGAATAGTTTCATCAAGGGGGCTAACGATACTTAATTTAGTGGTATCGCCAATTTCAAGATATAGGTTGTCCAGATATTCCTGACTCAGTTCCATTTTTTTCCTTTTCTAATATTGATCTAAATAAATTACAGGCGTATCTTCTTGCAAAATATTTGTTGCTAAGAAAAAGTGTTTTAATTCCCCACTTATGATCAATTTCGCAAACTCGGGCTAATAAGAAGTCTGGAGGTAAAGTAAAGTACATTCCTTTTTTAGGGTTTCTAGCGGTGTACTTTGCATAAGCGTCATGTAAATCATCTTCAACTATAATTAAAGACTTAGAATACTTTTGAAGTCCGTCTAGTTCTCTTTGAAACCTTTCCCAGTTTTTACCAATATTACCCAGCAACTCTTCTACGGATGCTTTGCGTTCAATTATTATACTGTTCTTAAATTCAGGCAAATCATAACCTTCAATAGTATAATCGCCATAATCTAAGTTTCTGACGATTATATCTTTAACAAAAAACTTCGAGGGAAGTTTTTCTTTAAAGTCCCAAGGCTTCTTTTCTTGATTATCAACGATAACGTTTGCGTATATAACGTTTTCTATTGTCTTTTGCGCCTTTTTTAAGGCTCCCTTGTCTCCCTGGTTCATTTAACTTTTGAATTTCCTCTATGTTTTTTTCACAGATTATTTTAAAAAACGCTGTCTCAAAAGATTCTTCTTTACCAGTAACCAAGGCGTGGTGTTTTTTACAAAGAGTAATCCCGTTAGATTTTTCAGTTCTAAGTCTTGTTGATTCTGCATATTTTTTAATATGATGAACCTCAAGATTTTTCTTTTCTAAACACCCAGGAAACTGACACTGAAAACAATCTCTCTTAAGCACTTCTTTTCTAAACAACCAGTAGGATGGACTATATCTTCCATTTTTTCTATTCCGCCGTGGTTGTCTCAATCTTTTTCCAGCCACTAGAATTTAATACACTAGTATAATCGCTTTCATACATTTCTTTAAGCAAAGAAGTCCAATCATATTCAGGCTTCCATCCTAATTCAGATTGTATTTTTGAAGAATCACCCCTGAGAATAGAAACCTCAAGAGGTCGAATATTACCGGGTCTTATCACATGAGCTTTATTAAAATCTACTTCAGCAATATCGCAAACGTATTGTAACGCGGTTTTTATTGATACTGCTTTGCCCGTAGAAACCACATAGTCTTTTGGTTTATCCGTTTGTAACATCATCCACATTGCGCGAACATAATCTTTGGCGTGTCCCCAGTCTCTCATTGCGTCTAGATTTCCAAGCTCAACAGGACCACTTAAATTTAATTTAAACTTTGCTATAGAGTTCGTTATTTTTCTAGTTACGAAATCTAAACCGCGTCTCGGGCTTTCGTGATTAAATAGAATACCGCAACAAGCGTGAATATCATAAGACTTTCTATAGATATCTACCATGTTGTGCGCATAAAGTTTTGCTGCTGCGTATGGACTTCTTGGCACAAAAGGTGTTTCTTCTGATTGAAGTTCTGTTAGCCCCCCAAAAAGTTCAGAGGTTGATGCTTGATAAAATTTAGTAGCAGGCGAGTGCTTGCTTATGGCTTCTAGCGCAATTGCTACAGCATAGCCGTCAACGTTTAAACAAGCCAACGGCTCCTTAAAACTTTGCCCAACGTGAGACATGGCTGCTAAATTATAATACTCGTGTGGTTTTATATCAGAGATAATTGAGTAAATGCCCGAAGCATCCGTGATATCCATATCTATTGTTGTAAATCTATTATTAGAGTAACAGTTCCTCATATTACTGTTTACTTTTAAAGTAGAGCTTCTTCTATGAACACCGTACACGGTATAACCTTTTTCTAAAAGTAATTCAGATAAATAAGAAGCGTCTTGTCCTGGGCATCCTGTTACTATTGCGGTTTTCATTCTTGATCCTTTGTTAGTTCTATTGTTACTGAGTCTAGTAGTTGTGGTGCGTTTTCACCGTCTAAAAACTCTACAGCGTTTCTTAAGTTGTTTGTGTTATTGTTCATTGAAATTTTAAGAAGCTCAGCCATGCGACCTTCTTTTTCTCTTGTTCTAGTAGACTCAAACTTCTTGCAGAGGGAAAAGAACGTGTCGCCTCCAACCTTACCTTTTTCCTCTCGCTGTCTTCTCGTTGCGTTAAGCGTTTCATTTAATTTTACAAGTTTATCAAGCAGGTCTTTGTATTCTTTATTTAGATCGGTTGTTCGTAAAGAGGCATTAAATATTTTCTGATATACTTCAGCCTGTTTTGGATTAGTGAGATCTAAATCCTTAACGTCGGTTATACCGTTTTCTTCCATTAACCGGTCTCTTAAGTTAATAGCGTCGTAATATTCTTTTTGATTTTTATCGGTTCTGAGCTTCAAAAAAATTATTTGCTCAACTGTGTTTTGCTCGGTATGAGTAAGGTCTTCCAGCTGAAGCTTATAGTTTGCCCACTCTTCACAAAAGATTTGCCAGTCTTTTTTTGGTAGCTGATCTTTAACCCGCATTCCGCGTGGACTAGTTTCAAATGACCGCATCTGAAAATCAAACATATCCCGGTTTATAAATTCTTTCTTCTGTTCTATCAGGACGACCGGGTCTTTTGTTGCGTTTTTTTGCATACCAACGCTTCGCCGGTGTCTCTCCACAGTTTTTATAGAACAGCCAATATTTTCAGCTATTTCTTTATCTGTTTTATATTTACAGTTATTTTCTATGTAAGTCTTGTCAGCGTCATCAATTCTTTTCGCCATTATTCCACCCTTTTAATATTTCTGATATCTCAACTTTAAGTTTGTTTTTATAGTATGAGTTAACTGGCTCTTCTGACATACAGGCTCTGTATATTTCTAAAGACTCTTCTGTTAGTCTTGCCTCGACGAAATCTCTAAACTCATTAAAAATAACAGAGTCTTCTGTTTCATTCTTTGAAGTTGATGGATGAAATGAATCGCCCATGTCTTCATTCCTGTTTTTGGCTTTTGCGCTAAGGGATCGTCGTGCCTTTTGATGTTTTTCATTTAAGCTTCCACAGTGATCTCGATAAAAGTTTTTTAATCTATTTTTTACAACCCTGTTAAGCCAACGCTCAAGAGAGTTTATGTCATCCCAGCCAGCCGCCCTTTCTGGTTCATAAAATTTTAATTGTTGTATACAGATTAATCTAGTCTGTGAAGCTATATCGTCAGAAGTCATGTACGCAAATGTTTTATTCATGTGCGTTTTAGCAATTTTTTCAATTAAATCCACGACCTCTTGATGAGTAACCTTTTTGTCGCTCGTTACAGAGATTTTTTTTAAAAAGGCAAATATTGTATCCTTCTGAGGCCTTTTCACATACTATTATAGTATTCAGAGGTGTATTAATTAAAAGGAGAATAAAATGCAAGACAAAAAAGAAAGATGGAGCGAGGAACATAAACAGTTTTTAAAGTCAGAGTCCGCGAACATGAAAGATTTAGATATCGCGGCTTCAATTAACCGAAGCCTTAAGTCTGTAAGAGAAATGAGACGAAGACTTGGTTTAATTAAACTTTCTGGTCGTGGGCGAGTTGAATTAAGACAAGCTGTTGCCGGCAAGTCTGAAAATAATTAATGTCTAGCGCAACAACTATTACCGTTTCTTGCGCGCAAAGAGATGGCTCAAAACTACAAGTTGTAGGATTTTTGGGTTCTGGCTTGCTGCCATCTGAAAGATACACACATGATCTATACTATAAAATAGGAGTTGCTGGTGCTTACACAGCTCTAAACACTACTGGAAAAAACATAC